AGACCATTACGCTGCCATCTTTTTTTACTTCAATACTGCATAACCCCTTTTTTTCTAAAAAATAGCATATTTCTTTACGTACTAGTATTATTTCAATTCTATCAATCATGTTTAAGCCCTCCTAAAATTCATTTAAAAGTTATATTTGATTAAAAAGTTCTTCATCTTGTAAATCTGCAATTAATATATATATTTCAACTTCAGTCATTTTTTTACTAATTTTCACCATATTGCTTTTTTTAAACATATCAGTTCTAAAATAAAATTTAATTTCTTTACTGTCATAGTTTTCTAAATATGGAGTATTACAATTATTCCAATTAATTTCATCATATAATTTTTTATCATCGACAAATTGAACCCCCTTGACTATATAGTCACAAATATTTTTGCCAAATTTAAATATATTCTTACGTTCGTAAGGATTTTTCCCTCTTATATCTTGATGAATTGCGCGTGATAAATATCTTAATTGTTTTTCATTTAACTTAATCATCTTTTAAAATCTCCTTTTATTTTTAGCTGCTGTTATACAATTATATTTTAATTCTCACAGCTGCCAAAAGTTTTTATTTATTAAGTATAAGCATATTAAATTAATTATGATTGATTCTATGAAAATGTATGCTATAATGTTTTTAAGCGAATTTTTTAATTTAGTAGGGTTAAATTTTAGCTTGTGGGCTTTACATCTCGACAATGTAAAGCTTTTTTCTATTAGTGCGTAGGTAGTCATATTATTTTTATATCTCCTCTCTTTTTGTTATCTGGTAGCGAATTTTTAAAGAATCCGCCAAAACTTTTATTTTACATTATATGTATATTTGTAGATATTTCCTAACAATTCAATTTCTACAGTTCCAACTTTCTTTGATTCGCTAACATTATGAATTTTTATATTTTTGATGATTGAATCTAATGTGTATGTTTTAATTCCTGCAAAAACGTTACTGGACATTGTTAAGATTAAAACCGTTGTTATTATTACTTTTTTCATATTCTTATATCCTTTCTTTTTTATTGAGTTTTTACCCTTTATCACTTGCATAATTTTATGTTTTAATTATGCAGCATTAGCTTACACAAGTAAAAATTATAAAATATGTGCATTGCCTTTGTTATCTATACCATTCAATTCTCTAACTGTTTTAATTTCCATCTTTTTAAAATCAATGTTGCTAATCGTTGCTGTTACATACGTTTGATAATTTAACTGACATACTTCAGTTTGTAAAACCGTTACTGTGTCCCCTTCTTTCAAACTCTTAAATTCTTTTTTAGTCATTATTTCAAAAACCTCCTTTTTATTTATTTTACTGCTACCTTGACGGCTGTTATACCGTCAAACGCTTTGAGCTTAAAGTCTATTTATACACGCTCAAACGTGTTAATACAAAAATATAATTTTATTGGCTTTTAGGTGGTGCAATATAACCCATTTTTTGACCTTCAGAACATATTTCACATAATTTACTAATTAGATTATATTTCCAGTTTTTTCTGGTAATCAATTTTTTTAAGATTTTATGTGCTTGTATATAATGATATTTGTTATATGGCATTCTCAAAACCTCCATAAAATTATTTATTCATTGCAACTTCTAATTCACTAATTTTATTATTAAACCATTCAATTTCCTTTTTTAAGTCTGTTATATCTTCTTCAGATAATTTTATATTGCTAATGTATAAATATTCTTCATTAGTTTCGAAATTTTCCCTAAAACGGCATTCACAGCCAGACTCCAATTCTTTTTTTGCAATAACAAGTGCTTTATTTTTTAACCTATTATATTCTTCTAAAAACAAATCTTTAAATTCGGCTGAATATTTATATTTTGATGTCTTGCCAACGCACGCATAATATCTTTTGTCTTTACTGTAATACTCATAACCGCCACATCTTGCACTACTATGAGTAAAATTGCAGTTACTTATAAAAGCACTCTCTTGAGCATCAGATAAATCTATTCTTGCAATTTCTCGACCTTTTAAAGTTGTTATAATTACATTATCAAACCAAGTTTTTTTCATGTTTTAACCTCCTTTATTCTCCTTTAAATTTAATATTTTTCCATTAAAATGTCAATTTTACTTTATCTTTAACACTTCCCAAATTCCATCAATTCCACTAAATTCATAACAATTTTTTAGTTTTAAATCCCAAGTAGCTTTTAGTTCTTTTACTTCTTTTGTATCAACATTTTTTAATATAAAAACTTTCATTTTAAAAACCTCCTTTTTATTTAATTACTTATCTAATAACATAAGCTGTTATAACAAACTAACATTTTACATTAATTTTATTTCAAATTTAAAAATCACAGTCAAGCAACTTAAAAATTATATATGTATTGTTTAATATCTTATGTTATTAGTAATTAATCAAAGTTTTTTGGAATTTATTATAATTTCTGCTACGTTTTATAATTGCTACACTATGTGTTATTTACTCTTATACGCTCCCGCTAACATTGTGTTGTTAATATGCGTACTATGTATAAGATACAATTATAAACCTTTTAAGGATGGTTATTTCCTGCAATTTTAGGGATATGTAATCCTAAAATTTAACTGCTATTTGTTGCAGTCTGCAAATTCAATATTCAATTTTATAATTGATAGATAACGTCAATATTAGCTAAGTCAAGCCAATTTTATTGGTATGGTTGAACGTCCACAAGTATAGATATAGCTACCGCAAGGTGACTATCAACTTAACTTATAATTAATTATAACATAAGTAAATTGATATTGCAATACTAATTTTATATTTTACTTTTATAATATTAATATGCAATTACTTATTATATTATACATATTAATTTTACATGTTACGATGGTATTGTGAGGTCGTGAGAGGCTCATGGTTGAATGTTTATATGGTTTATAGTCAAGTATGTATAAATAGGGTAAAAGCAGCTTAATGGTATTGTATTTTTTAATGTGAGCTATTTAATATTTATATAGGACTATAGTCCTATCTTTTAAGACTATTTTGTGCTTAGTATCTAGTCATAAAAGTGGTGAGTGTATACTCTATTTAGTATGTTTTTATAGTCAAAGTGGTGATTGTTTGAAAACAGTTAATCAATGAGTCAAAATAGGCTATATAATAGACTTTATAGGTTTGTTTATACTATTACCTTTTTATTGTGTCTATGCAATTTTAGTGCTATTTTAAAGGTAGTTATTTTTATGAATTGTTTATTATTTACATACAATTTAATATAGTAATTTGATATTATGTAAGCATTAATATATTTAATGTTTTAATTATTATTTATTGATATTGTTAATGTTAGTATTAATTATATTAAGGTGTCAAGTAGTTTGACTTTACAGTTGTTGTATTTAGATTGTATAGGTCTATAGCACTAATGATATATAGGTATAAAGTCCTAGTGTAATGTAGGTCTATAGTCCTAGTAGTGTATAGGACTGTGGTATTATGTATTCACCAAGTCGCACCTTGTTATAACGAAAAAAATGAGTGATCACTCATTATCCAATTAATACCATATTTATTTTTAGCTTTTTATCCTTCTTCTCCAAACAGAAATAAAAATAACAATTACCATTTATTCCCATATACAAAATTCAGACTAAATTGAGTATGATAATAAATCAATTATCTATCTGATTTATTCAAATTCACATTCAATTTTCGCAAAGTTCCAGATAAGAATATTTATGTAGAACTACTAGAACACTGCTAACCGTAAGCGTAGGGGATAGTTTACAAATTTTAATCAATTATTTTTCAAGAAATGCCCCGTAGCACTTCTATTCACACACTAACTCAATTTTCCAATATTTCACTCTAAAATTAACTTTAAAATTACAAAAAATAATCATAAATAATTTTACTAATTAATTCCATTCATATTTAAATCTATCAATAAATATTATCAAATATATTATTAAAACTATTAAAAATCACAAAATTTCGTTCGTAACCTCTGTCGATAAAACTCACTTATATCAACAAAAACTCTGATTTTATAATTCTAAAAATTAACCAATATCTTTACATAATCAACATCAAACCTTACTCCTACACTACTTAAACGATATAACCACATTCTGGACTAAATATTCTATTATTGGCATCCCTAATTAATCAGAAAATCATCTTCAATTACTACTCTATCTAAGCTTATATAAGTATTTTAATAATTTTTGACGAAGTAGCTAAATTTTAACAATGATAAAAATGATAAATTTGAACTTTTTTACGTTTTGATTTGTGTAGCGTAGCGGAACAAAACAAATAAGCAAAACATTCTGATTAGTAATAAATAATTAGTAATTATATAAACACATAAATTTTAAAATTTTGAAAAAGAATACTCACACTATAATCTATTTCTAAGTTATAATATGAGCTTGGATTTGGTGGGAGGAGAGGTTGTATTATTTTGTGGATTATTAGATTAGCTAAAGTCCCAAATCGGTAATTTATTATTATATGTTTTTCCACCGTTTTGTGACTAAGTTTTATATTTTAGTTTTCTTATCAACTGTTTTTATGTCATGTCAAATAATTTCCAATACCTTTTACCTTTATTCTCTCCATATGTTTCTTGTATAGATTCCACTCTATATTTTATTTTATTATCTGCAAAATATCCATTAATAGTATTAACGCCTAAAGATTTGTGATTCTTATCAACTGTTTTTATAGCATTAGCTTTTATAAATTTTTTAAATACATTTTTTTCATCCTTAAACATTTTAATATCAATAAACTTTATTAACTGTTCATTAAAAGTCTCAGTAGTAATAATATCATCCAAACATTTAAATTCTGATATTGGAATCCTGTATCTATCACACAATATCTGGAGATGCCCTAACTTATTAGTCAACTGTTTATTAGTATCAGTAATCTGTTTTGCTAATTCAATATCTGATTGTAACTTATAATACAGTGCATCATTCAATTTTAGAGCAACTGTTTTATCTTCCTGAATATTATATATCAATCCGTTAGTATTCTTCCTGCTATGTACATTTATATAATCCTCTGGAGTACTGTTTAAAAAATACTGCCCATACTCAAATATTTTATTCCACTGATTCAAATATGACTGTATGCTATTTTGTTTAAATTTCCTAATATAAATATTTGGTTTATCATTCTCATTCTGGATTCTTTTTCTACCTATACATTGCTGAATTGTATCAAAATCATATATATCCACAATTATATGTTTTAGCTGTTCATCTTTAATATTAATTCCATTGTCTAGTACTTTTGTGGTAAATAAAGTTCTGGAATCAAATTTAGAATCTTCCACAATCTGATATCTGACATTCTTATCTGAAAATTTAAACTTACTATTATTCTCGCTGCACAAGAATGAAGAATCACTTTTCATTTGTTTATGCATAATTAACGCTTTAGTTGCATCATTACAAAACATAATAATCTTTTCTTCTGGCGGTTGATTATTTATCATTTCTATAATTGTTTCATCACTATTGTAATAGTATAAATTCTCATAGACTAATTCATTATTAAGTATGTAAAGTTTTATATTTTTATTTATTACTTTCATGTATTCTTTAAATGTCTCGCACGTAGCTGATAAGAATATAGCAATATTATTTTTCAGGTTAATTAAATAGTGTAATGCAATATCTGTTTCAGCATTAAAGTTACTATCTGAAAAGAAAAAGTGGCATTCATCTGCAACTACATACTTGAATCTATCTATATTAAATTTACCTCTTTTTAGTATCTCTATTAACTGGTGATAACTAAGTGCTGTGATATTTGGCTTTAGTTTAATATCTTCTTCAATTTGCTTCTTTAATAGTTTTCTATTGGTTAAAAATAATATCTTATTGTGAGTAATTTCAGCATAGTCATTTAATCTAGTAATGACAAAATAACTCTTACCTGCGCCAGTGGGGGCGTTAATTAACACCTTATCTTCCATAACCCATGAGAGCATATCGGATTCAGGAATAATATCTGATATAGTTACTCTATTTACCATTTATTAATAATCCTCTCTCATTGATGATGCCATGTGCTTTTAGAATTTTATAATACTCTTCAACCACATCTAATCCGCTAAATTTCATCTTTTCTGAAATCCAAGTAGGTTCAATAAACTCAGAATTAATTCTTAGGAATTCTTTAGTTTTCATATACTTCCACATACTCTTTGGGTATGTATCAAATTTAGTATTCTTTATTGTGTTTATAATAAATGCTTGCCAAATACGCCTATCTACTAAAAATATAAAATCACCAAATATAGGATATCCAACATACCAAGGTATTTTTGATGTATTGTGTTTTCTCCAAAAATTATTAGCATACTTCTCATCTATAAGAGCTTCTGGATAGAATATGTAGTTCTCTGGTAGGAACATATTACAATGTTGTTGGATTAACTCTTGCTGTTTGGTTATGTCTGATTTATTATTTTGTATTATATTATCAATATCATTTTTATATTTAGGATCATAAATCCATTTCTTCAATTCCACATCATCAATTAATATATCTGACAGTCTTCTTTTGGTCATAGTATCTATTCTATCTTTGTATTCAGATAAATTAATCTCAATTGTAGCTATTTTATTTTCTCTAATCTTATTATATTTTACTTCATTGATAAAATTAGTTACTGCAATTTCAATAAACATTTTGTTCTCACCATACTCGCAAACTAAGTCTGGAACAATATCTTTTCTTGGTTGCTCTAAATAAACATTATCAAATTTTAAAACTTGTTCTTCTCCATTTAAGTAATCGTATATTAAATTATCCTTATTGATTCTCTCGTCTAGTTCTTTGAATTCTTTCTTTGGTAAAAAAGCAGACTTACTATGTATAGTATACTTTGGTAGCTTAACAATTTTATATTCAGCTAATATTTCTTTAGCCATTAAGTGTATTGCCGTTTGTTGCGCTATTAAAATATTACATTCAGCAGCAACGTGAGCAAAATGATGTTCATTAATTTCTCCTTGTCTTGCAATAAGCTTTTCACCACAGTTCGGACATACACATTCACACTTTAATCCCTGCTCAACTTCATCTACGTGTTTTATATTTCCGTTCTTTACTCCATAAGTTAGTGTTGCCATTTATTTTTCTCCTTATATTCTAATATAGTTCGAGTTAAATTCTACACCATTCATTCTATTTGTCAATATGTTTTATATTTTAGTTCATTAAAACGCTACGTTTCTGTAATATTTTTATAGAAATTACGCTAAACTTAATAATTATCATTATTTTTTAATCTTATTAGATATATTTATAAAAACACCAATATCACATTTTTTAATAGCATCTAATAACTCTTCTTTACTATAATTATCTAATAAACTTAAATCAATTTCTTCATCCATCCTATAACTTAATTGAGATGTATAATTCCTCTCACCTTTAGCATACTTTTTCATTGTTGTATTAGGATCTCCGTGATGTCCTTGTTTTTGTGTTTTCAAAACATCTTTTGTCATTTTCCAAGCGGAGTCACATGAGCTTGTTTTAAGAGAATGTATACCTATATTTCTTTCTTCTCTATCAATATTATATTGCTCACAGAATTTACCAATAATTTTGTATAAAGTTTTATCACTTATATTAAATATCCTCTTTTTATTATCATCATCTTTTTTTAGTTGTAATAATTTTTCATAAAATTTATCACTTATAGCCGTAGGATCTTCTTTTCCACCTTTATCTATAACTTTTATAACCCAAACCATTGCTCCAGTTTCAACATCTTCTTCTCTCTTGATATCTTTCCATGTCATATTTAATACTGCTGATTTTCTAATACCAGTGACGTAACAGGTTTGGAAATATAAAGATGCAATTAATCCTTTATCTCTATATGTTTGAGATTCTGCGAAACTATATAAATCTTTTCTCTCTTGATTTGAAAATGGGGAGTAGCTGTTTGGATTGTCATCAAGTGAGTCCATGTAAAAAATAACTGAATCAATATCATTATTTTTTGTGTGCAAATAATCAAATAGTGATTTTAGTCCCGCTATTTTAGAATTAACTGTACCATTGGAATTTTTTATTTTCCCAGTTTTTTTATTTTCCTTTTTTAGTAGATATGTGACAAATAGTTCTACATCGTCACTATTTATTTTTTTTAAATCATCCCATGTTAATATACTTAAATCTTTTCCTGTGGCATATTCAAAAAATTCTTTAATATGACCCCTATAACTTGATTTTGTATGTGAACTTTTTCTTTTTTCAAGAAACATATTAATGTAACTAAACACTGAGTTATTTTTAAATCCCACCACCATTGATCTTGAATTTTTCATTTCTTGCAATTCTGTCATAATTATTTCCTCCAATATATTTATTGTTAACTTTATATTTAAGTTTCTTCATAAATTTATTATAACCCATATTATAATAATTAGTCAATAGATAAATTTGAAATATTTATAACCTTCTTTATTAATATGACTGATAATTTAATGAATTAAAATATAAAATAGTATTGACATTTAAAGACATAATGTATATAATTAACACTGAAAAGAGGTATGCATATGACTGATTCAGAAAAAACAGTTAGAAATATTAGTTCAGCTAATGTGTGGAATACATTAATGGATAAATTGGATTTAGATTTAAAGAGTATTCAGAATAATGGCAAGTGCATAACATTAGGCAAAAAAGAAGCAGAAAAAATTCTAAAAAAGTATAAAAACTAAAATATAAACTAGGAGAAAGTTATGGATTGTAGAAATTGCGAAAATTACAGTGGCTATTGTGTCATTGAAATTGATATTGACCCATTAGAGATAATGGACGGATATTGTTTTAAGTTTAGATATAAATGTAAATCAAGTTTTCAGTATGATGAAGATGATATCTACACAAAAGATAATTATAAAGAGAGTGAGGAGTAAAAATGGGATCAGTAAAGATTGATATTTATAAAGATGATAGAAAATATTTTGAAACATCGTATTCCAGTGAAGAGGATATATACGACATATTATGGTTGTTGGATATTATATTGCAAGATGCTCAAAAGGGTAATAAGGAAGCATTAATCACTTTAATGGATTTGAAAAATTTGATGACAGTTAATAATCCAGTATTTAATGAATATACCAATATTCAAATGGGATTCAAACCTATGAAACTTGAAGACCAAGGGAAAGAAATAATAGAAGTTGTGGCAAGTAGATTAAACATGCCGAAAAAAGAATGTGAAAAACAAGTGTTGAACGCTGTGCTACATATCAAGAAAACAAATTTAAATAATTGGTATGATTGTATTAATAAAAATTATAAAAGTCATATAGTTGCTGCGAGAAAAAAGAATTTTGTTGATGCTTTAGTATTTTTACCTAGAAGAACTTTGGCTAGTCATGAGGGGAGCAAGATTACTTCTGAGAGCTTGTGGCAGGTCGATTACTGCAAGAAATATGTGGTGGCTAAACATATTTATAAGGGAGATACCTATCCTGAAGATTTGCAGGAGTTGATTGAGTTATTAAACAGCAATAAAATTAAGTTAGATAAATTAAAGGCTATAAAATTAAGAACTGGTAGTGAAAAATCTGAAATGAATAAAAGGATTAAATTGGATATTTCAATTAGAGATGATATCAATATTTTAAAAGATCATTATAAAATACCTAGAAATCACAACTACACGGAAGGACAAGACGTTAGTAACAATGAGTTAATGTATTATAAAAGAAAACCAATAGAGTTTGAAGAACTTGTAGAGAAAGAATATGACAACTCTGAAGCTTTAAATGAATGGCAAGTTGAAAAAATAAAAAATATTGCCAGTAAGATATTAACCAAGAGGCAATTGGTTGTATTTAGTCTTTATTATGAGTCTAGATTAACTCAACAGGAGATTGCTAGTATAATAAATGACGACCAAAGGAATGTCGCCGATGCTATAAAAAGAATTATTAAAAAAATAAAAGAGAAAATTTAGAAAAAGTAATGTATTTTTGCACAACCCTGCCACCTGTGTGTAGGGATAATTAATAATTGGAGGTTATTGATGTATTTAAGATTATACGATAATACAAGCATGAAATTAGAATTATTCCCAACATTTAATAAAAGAGTTGAATATATAAATGAAAACTTATTCAACAATGTATTACATGAAACTTATTATAATATTTGTTCTAGAAACTTTAAAAATAAAAATCAGATTGAAAATATAGAAAATAGATGGTTGGGTATAAAAGTTGTAAACAAACCTAACAAAGATGAAAAGCTAAAAGCTACACTAAATTACATAGCTGGATATTTATTGGGAGAAAAAGAATATCCCATAAATATTAAAATTAGAAGATATCTTGAATTGTCAAGATTGTCTGATCCAACTCAAAATGAGTTGGTGGAATTAAATAGTTTAAAAAACAATGTTTTGTATTGTAAGAGCCAAAAATTTCGAGACAACAGAAAAGATTTTATTATTATGATTAACTCTCATATGGAAAATCTTCTAATGCACAACTTAAATAAGCTTGAACAGATAGAAAACAGAGAATATACAGAACAATTTATGTATGACTACACTATTGATAGATTAAATGTTTGTAATGATATAAAATATAAAATATCAAGTACTGTAGACACCTTGCATACTAACATAATTAAAAAAGAAAATTTATTTAGAGAAATACAGAGTGAATATAAAAATATTCAGAATTCTGATGATACAATAAAATATATTTCTAATATAGTGAAAGATATAAAAAAAATAGATTCAGATAATATTTACTTAGAAAAGCAGATTGAATATCTAAATGATGAATATTTGATGGCAACAGAACTCATTTATAACAATAATTAAAAACATAAAATATAATCCATTCTCACAGCCTATTTAAGCGAAATAATTGCTTAAACGTAAAAGTGTTCATGAAAAAAATTTTCGTCTAATCACGGGGTTGTCAGAATTATTTTTGATTTTTACGTTTTTGAAACCAGCATGGCTGTAGGGTTTCAAAATAGCAAAAAGTAACTAAATTTAACGACGAGGTGCCGATATTATGGCAAAAGAAACTGATCAATTTTTTACACCTGAACGTTGTTTAAATTGTTTAGGAAAATGTAAAAAGGAAATGAATGCAATTTTCAAAGAAGGATTTGAGAATGGTAGAAATGAAATACTGTGTGGCAAGCATATAAAAAGCAAAAAGGGGAATAAACTTGAAAAAAATCAGTAAGGATCTATTTCTAAAAGCAATTAAAATTGGCAGAAGAGATTTAGTAGCTAGAACAAAGAATAATCATTATGGAATTGACAAAATAGAACATGAATTAAGAAAGTCAATAAACTAAAATATAAAATAATAAATATAAAGGGGAATTGTAGAATATGGATATGAGTATTACTAGAGGTTTATCTGAATTGAAATTGCTCAAAGACAGAATAGAAAGAAAAATACAATCATCAAAGTATATAGTAGGCAATAAGAAAAGCAATAAGAAAATTGATGGCATTTATAGTAAAGAAGATTTAATTACTACAATAAAAGCTGACTATCAAAGTGTACTAGATTTGATTAATAGAAGGAAGATAATTAAGTCTGAAATAGTTAAATCAAATGCAAACACAGTAGTTAAAATTTCCGAAAAAGAAATGACTGTTGCAGAAGCTATAGAAAGAAAAGAATCAATTCAATTTGAAAAAACTCTACTTAACACTATGGAGCAACATTATAGACTTGCAATTGCAAAAGTTGCGAATGAAAATGAAAAAGTACAAGCAAATTTAGATAATCTTCTTAATACCACTTTTGGTAAAGAGAATAAAAATAAAACAGCGGAGAATGAGATTAAAATAATTTCAGATCCATATCTTGAGCAAAATGAGTGGGAAGTAATTAATCCACTAAAATTGCAAGAGGAAATAGAAAAGTTGAAGACTAGTATAGAAGATTTCCTGAACGAAGTGGACTTCAGCCTTTCGGAATCAAATACAATTACTAAGATTCAAATACCTGATTGAGTGGATTAGCGCTCTGGAAACTTATGAAGCCCAGAGCCTTGTAAATAGTTTAATATTTTGTAGTTATCCGAAAACTATAGACTTAAATCACCCAATTCTTCAGGGTATATTGAGGAAACAAGAAGGATTAAGTTTATATTCAAATAATGAATATTGATTTTATTATCTAAAATCTTACGTACATATAGGCGTATAATGCGTAAAAGTTCAAAGGTTAAATTTCAATACTCAAAGTTTAGAATTTAAAGCTCTTTTTGATTAAAGTTATAAAACATAAGTCTAAAAGCTCGATAAAATCCAAGATAAAAGGTTCAAGTGTTGATTTAATTGGCTTATAGTATTCCTCTTGGCTGGATAGTTACAAGTAAGTTTCATAGATGAGTAAAATATAATTAAAATAAAAGGAGATTATAGAATATGGCGAAGGCAAAAATTAATGAAAGTCACACATTATCAGCAGAAGGATTTTTGAACATCACTGGTGATAAAATAATGATAGAAGCGGAAGATGTTGGAGAAAAGAATTTGGCAGATTTATTAATAAAATTTAATGGAGAATTAGTTAAATTTAGCATAAAGAAAAATGATGATATCGTAAAATAAATAGTGAAAATATTCGGGCATCAGCTCTCTAATTCTCTGCGACGGAGACGTTAAATATGAGCCGAAACTTTAAAGCTGGTTTTTATGTTAGTCTTCCGTGAATGACGGGGACATTAAAACGCAGAATATTATTCACGTGTATGTATGTCGGGATGGAGACGGAAAACCCATTCTCATTGGTCGGGATGAAAACTTAAAATTCATTTACTATTACAAGGAGCTAGGTTATATCTCCTTGTTTTTTGTTGTAAAAATTTATTGAATTAAAGGGGTGTATTCGCATAGAATCACTAATAGATAAACAAGTTCAAAGAAACTATATAATTGATTTATGGAAGAGTGGAAGTAACTATAGACAAGCAAGTATTGTTACAAACCAAAAGTTTAATACTGATTATTGGGATAGCGAAAGAGTTAGAAGTATTACTAGAAAATACAGAAGTAAGATTGAAAAATTAAGCGTAGGAAATCTAGTCAAAAAATTAGAGCATCCCATAAACACAAATTATAAAATGCTTAAAAATAAAAGAAATAAAATACTTGTATTAAGTGATTTACATATTCCTTTTCATAGGAAAGATGTTTTCGATATTGTTACTAGACATAAAGATGAAATAAAAGCTATTGTCTGTGCTGGAGATGTTCTGGACATGTTCGAAGTTTCTAAATATCCAACACTTAATCAATATCCAGTTGAGCAAGAATTAATAGACGCTATAGATGTTTTTAAAAAGATGAAAGATATAGTGGGTAATGAAGTTGAAATAATATTATTCTACGGGAATCATGATGCAAGATGGCGTAAATATATTGCAAATATGCACCAAAAAAAATTATATAAATTCATTAATCCAAATGTCCTTGAAATGTTAAAATCAGGATTTACACTTTATGACAATGGTGAAGAAAAACGTTATGAAGGTGTTGCAGATTTAAAAATAATAAACTCATGGTATGTGAATATAAATTCAGAATTAATTATTTGTCATCCAAATAATTTTTCAAGAGGCGAATTAAAGAATGCCAAAACCGCAATAGACCACTTTATTAGTAGTGGAGAGCATTTTAATGCATTGGCGGTAGCTCATAATCACCATCAATCTGAGTGTCCTAGATATTTAGGTAAATATGCGATTGAAACAGGTTGCATGTGTCAAGAATTTGATTATTCAAATGGTAATACAGGTACTAGACCACAAGATTATGGGTATGCTCTATTTTCTTTTGATGGTAATAATAAAATAAATAAAAATGAAAGTAAAATATACACATTAGACGGAAATTCTGTTGCTGATGAAAAATCTCAAGTAAAAATAATATTTTAAATATAAAAGGTATAAAAGGAGATTATTGTGGAATTAATTGAAAAAACAAATGTTTATGATGATAAAGTAGTAAAAACTTATTATATTAATGGAGTTTTAATACCAGTAGAAGATTATGATGATGTTTTGGAAGCTTGTGAAAATGAAGTAGATGAAGATTGTAACAGTTGTGATTGTTGTCAAGAATATCCTGAATACATCGAAGAGATGTTGGATGATTGTATTGAAGCAATATCAGACTCCGAAGGCATTTGCGAAGATTGCTTTAAATCAATTTTACATAGTCTGTATATGGAAGGCTATAAAGAAGGCTCAATAGACACTAGATTAGAATTAATTGGTCAACTTAGTGATGAAATAGAAGAAATTGAAGATGACGAATAATTTTTAAATATATCGTGCTCACCTGAATTTACAGGTGAGCATTTTTATGTTTAAAAATTATTATCAAATGTAAAAATTTATAGAAAAGGGTGAATATCAGATGCCTAAAGTTGGTAAAAAAACTAGACAGCCTAAGCAGGTGTCTGGTAATGGTTATTGTAGAAAATGTCAAAGCACACTATCATTGGAAAAATTTTATGAAGCAACTAATCCAATGCTTGATACAAATGGTCGTATTTCAATATGTCGTGAGTGTTGTAATTTATTATATAAAGAATATTTTTCAATTTATAATAATTTAGAAAGAGCATTAGATTTAACTTGTCGAGATTTAGATGTAAGATTTGATAGTCGAATATTAATACAGGTACAATCACATATAGAAAAATTATTATCTAGTGGCAAAAAAGCGGAAGCTGTTTTTGGATATTATAAAAGTAAATTGGGATCAACTGGTAAAAATAATGAAAAATTTGATTCTTTTAGATATAAAGATAGTAATAATTTAAATTATAATTTAGAAAAAAGATTAATTGGAGAAGAAAATAAAGAGGTTGATGAAGATTTAGTATTATTTTGGGGAAAAGGATTTAATATTGAAGATTATATTTTTTTAGAAATTGAATTATCAAATTGGCAAAAAACTCACAAATGTGACAATCATGCGGAATTAATATTGTTGAAAGAAATATGTATGAAGCAATTAATAATTAGAAACAATCGAGCTGAAAATAAAGATGTGTCTAAAGATGTAAAGGAATTACAAGAATTGTTTAAAACTTGTTCAGTAGATCCAGCGAAAGCTAATGCTATTGGTAGCGGCCAGTCAGTTGATAGATTTGGTGTATGGGTAAAAGATATTGAAGCACTTAAACCTGCTGAATGGTGGAATAAACAAGAAAAATATAAAGATATGGATGGTTTTATGCCATATATTAACAACTATATAGTAAGACCTATTAAAAATTTCTTCACTGGGGTAAAAGATTTCTTTATTGATGGTAAAGATTTATCATTTAAAGATGAGGATGTAAAACAAGATGAGTAGTATAAATAATTATCAAGGTGATTTTTATAGACATGCCAGATCATTTAATCCATCAATTCAGCCAAAGTTAATGGTGAATAAAAATAAAAGTGAAGAATGGGAAGATAACTTAATAGATTGGATTACTTTTTATCGTAGGAATATTCATAGATTTATTGAACATTATTTTCAAATTAAACTGCATTTATATCAAATTATATGGATATATTTTATGTCCATATGTGATAGCTTTGTAACTATAGCTTCAAGAGCAAGTGCTAAATCTTGGCTTATAGCTTTATTGGCTTGTGCTAGAGCTGTGCTCTGGCCTTATTCAGAAATTGTAATTGTAGCAAAAACAAAAAAACAAGCAGGTATTATATTTGGGAAAATAGATATGCTAATGAGTGATTATCCTAATTTAAGAAGAGAAATTAGTGAGTTTAAAAATTCTCAAAATGATAGATACTGTAAATTTTATAATTCTTCTAAGATTGTCGCAGTAATATGTGACGATGGTGGAAGAGGTGAACGTTCATGTTTTACAATTGGGGAAGAATTTCGTTTAATGGATAAAATTAAATATGATGAAATTGTAAGACCTTTTGCCGTAGCTAGACAAACACCATATACAAAAAATCCTAAATATTCACATTTAATAGAAGAACCAAAAGAAATATTAATTACATCTGCATACTATAAAAGCCTTTGGTGGTATGGAGAAATGGAAGAAAATATTAAACTTATGCTCAAAGGTGAAAAAGCGGGGGTAATATATTTTGATTTTCCAGTAGCTATAAAACATGGTATAAAAACTAAAAAAGTTATAGCTAAAGATAAACAAAAAATGGGTAGTATTGAGTTTCAACAAGAATATGAAAACATTCCTTTTGGTGAAAATGGTGACGCATTTTTTAAACTAGAAATGCTTTCTAAAAATAGAAATATAAAAAAAGTTTTTTATCCATTAAATAAAGATATGTTTGATAAAAAACGAAATCCATAGTTTCAGTTGATGCAAGTTCAAGAAAAGGCGAGGCAAATGATAATACAATCATTACATGTATCCGAGGATTACCTACAGCTAAGGGATATGTAAGAGAATATGTTTATATGGAGTCTGAGCAAGGAGAACATACTGGCAAACAAGCATTGCGAATCAAACAAATTTATCATGATTTTGAAGCAGATTACATTGTACTTGACCTTCAAAATGTAGGAATTGCAATATTCGAGAGACTTGCGGTAGTTACTAAAGATGATGAGCGAGGTATCGAATATGATGCTTTAACTGTTTATGAGCATAAATCTCTTGATAAAAAATTAATTAATGAATTAAAAGAAAAAACATTGGCTACGAAAGCAAAACCAGCAATATATCCTATTTTAGCATCGGCAAAATTAAATAGTGATATTGCGGTAAATTTTAGAGATTGTTTAAAAACAAAAATGATATCGATACCTGTTGATAATATTGATGGTGAAGAATTTTTATTAAAAACTAATAACGATTTTAAAGAAACAAATGACCTTGTTTTAAGAATGTGGTTTCTTGAACCTTATATGCAATTTTCGTTAATGGTTAATGAAACCATTAATTTAAGTTTTAGTGTTGTAAGTGGAAATATAAAATTAGAAGAACAAAGTGGAGAAATGAAAGACAGATATACTTCATGTTCATATGGAAATTATTTTATTTCATTACTTGAACAAAAATTATTAAAAGTTGAAGATGATGAAGATTTATCTAAAATTCCACCATGTGTATCAAATTTAAATATTAAATTATAAATTAAAAATATAAAATTCTTCACGAAAGGCAGGTGGCAAAATGGCAAGACCAAAAGGTAGTACGAATAAGCCCAAACAAAATCAACAACTAAACTCGCAACAACAATTATCTTCAAACCCAACTATAGCATCTCAAGTAGATGATAATACATTTCTTTTAACATCACAAAAATATGAACAAAAAGCATTAGAAGAAGCTATGCTTAATTTTACAACAAAAAGTAATTTTAGGTCAACGTATTTTAATGAACAAAATACTAGTTTAAATATTAGTATTGATGATATAGATAATTTAGCTTTAAATGCTCAAACAAATTTGAATAGTATAATGAAAATTAATAATATTGTTCGTTATTTTATAAATAAGAACGATGTTTTAGGTAAGACATATGAGGCTTTAGAAACAAATGTAAATTCTCAATGGGAATTAATATTTCCTAAATTTAATGAAGATGAAAAAGAAATGTATAATGAAATAAAAATTATAATAGAAAATTTTAATAAATCCATTGATTTAGATAGACTTGTTGTAGAGTCTATACCTATGACTTTTATAGAAGCTAATTACATTTTTTATCTTAGAAAAGATATTAAAAACAAATCTTATCAAATAGATTATTATCCATTGGGTGTAGCTGATATAGCTGATTATAATGAAGCTGGTGAACCATATATTCTTATTGATATATATGAGTTAAAAAATAGATTACAAAAAATTTATAAGAAAGACAGAAAAAACAAACCGCTTTTTTATAAAGATATGGATGAAGAAGTACAAGCTACTTATCCTAAAGAAGTCTATAATGCATATATAAATAAAGAAAGATATGCTGTGTTGGATATAAAAAATACAGGTGTAATGAGAATTAATAATTTAAAACGAAAGTATGGTTTGTCACCTGTTTTTAAAGCACTTAAGCCTTCTATTAGACTTGAAAACATTGAATTATCTGATGATAAGAATACGTTAGTTCGTGGAAAAAAAATTATTTTTCAAAAGCTTAGAGAAGAATTAGTCACAAAAGCTAATGAAATGCCAAATATAACTTGGTCATCTGCGCAGGCTAAAGCACATTCTGATCTGATGGGTGCACTCTCTTCTAGTGGAGTAACTGTTTTTACAGCTCCTCCATGGACAGAAGAAATTTCTTATATTGAAAGTAAGTTAGAACCTACTAACGCACAAATAAAAAATCAATATCGTGATCAAATTATGCAAGGATTGGGTATATCTTATTTGAGTGCTACTAAGGGGAGCTATGGTTCTGCGGAAATATCAATTAAAGAGTTAATGAAACTTATAAATCGCATAAGCGAACAGTTAGAAAAAATTCTCCATAAATTTTATATGGGATTGCTTCATGATTTGGGTTATGACGTTAAATTTGCACCAAAGATTAAAGTTATTGATTCAGAACAACTTGAAATGGAAATAAAATTACAATTAGTTGAAGTTTTATTTAATAAACTTTCGTGTTCATATGAGAGTGCATATAAATTTATGGGATTAAATGCAGAAGATGAATTTATGCGTAGAAAGCAAGAAAAAGAAGATGGATATGAAGAAGTTTTTGCCCCTCATTTGACTAGTTACACATCAAATGGAGATTCTAATGATGATGAAAACAAAGGTGGAACTCCTATTGAAAATAAAAATTTGGATAGGAAAGAATATGATGAAAACTATAATGAAGATAATAATAGGTAATTAATATTTATTTTAGAGGTGTTTAATTTGAATAATATATTTTATTGTTACTCTAAACCACTAAAAGATTTTTTGATTGAAAATAAGTTTAGATATTTTTCTAGTGCATTACACAATGAAACAAAGAAGAAATTCTGGATGTTTAATAAAACAGAAGAATTAAATAAATATTTAACTATATGGGTAAGCGTCAATTAGAGCACACCTACTAATAAGTTTTTTGAAGTGAGATAATTACTCCATGAAAAATCAAGGAGGAAATTATTCATGACTAAAGCAGAACAGCAAAAACAATGGGACGTTAGAGTAAGTGAATTTAAGGCTAGTGGTCAAAGCCAAGCTGCATGGTGCAAAGCCCAAAATATTAATCTTCGCACATTCAATTACTGGTTTGTAAAATCTAAAAAAACTGTTTCGCCATCAAGAAAACCATCAAATTGGATATCCTTAAAAGCCCGTGAACGAGAAGAGAATCCGAGGGATTCTGTCTTTAAAGTAAAAATAGGCCAGGCAGCTATTGAGGTAAAGCCTAATTTTGATTCTGTGCTTCTTTTAAACATTGTGAAAGTTCTTAGTACTTTATGCTAAACAAGATTTCCGTAGAGCAGGTATATTTAGCCTGCGGAAGCACTGATATGAGGAAATCAATTGACGGATTAGCAGCTATAGTGCAGGAGGGATTTTTCTTAGATCCTTTTTCATCTTGTCTATTTGTGTTCTGCAATAAATACCGGAACAAACTGAAAATTCTTAAATGGGAACATAACGGCTTCTGGTTATATTATCGAAGGCTTGAAAAAGGAGTTTTTCAATGGCCTAAAGAGAACACTGTATCCACTATGCCAATTAACATTAGGGAGTTAAATTGGCTATTGGATGGATTGTCATTAGACCAACATCTTGCACACAAAAAAGTATCAGCAAATGCAGTAATATGAATACTTTCAAGAAGAAAAAACTTCTAGAAATATCACGAATTTTGTAGTCAAAATACGTGAGAAATGATATAATAAACGCATGGAAAACACAGTAAATTCAACAGTTACAATAGAAAAGCTACAAGAAGAAAATGAAATTCTTCATCAGAAAAATTCACTTCTTCAACAAGAAAAAGCGGAACTAGCAGCCAAGCTAAATTGGTTTGAAGAACAGTTCCGTTTGAATCAACATTGGCGATTCGCAGCTTCTAGTGAAAAGACAGACCCTGAACAAATTTCACTTTTTAATGAGTCTGAGGTTGAAGCAAAGCCTGATGCGCCTGAACCTACTGTTGAAGAAATCACATATAAACGTCGTAAAAGCAAGGGCCACAGAGAAGAAATGCTTAAAGACCTTCCTATAGAGGTTATAGAGTACCGTCTTTTAGAAGATGAAAAAGTCTGCGATTGTTGCAGCGGCGAACTTCATGAAATGAGTATTGAGATAAGAAAAGAACTTAAAATTACGCCTGCACAAGTAAGCGTTGTAGAACATAGAAAATGTGTATATGCCTGCCGTAAATGTGAACAGAATGAAATAAAAACGCCTATCAAAACCGCATCAATGCCAAGGCCTGCAATACCAGGAAGTATAGCATCATCATCGGCAATAGCCCATATAATGACGGAAAAGTTTGTTAAAGGATTGCCACTTTACCGCCAAGAACAGGACTGGAAGCGTATGGGCGTGGAGATATCCCGCCAAACAATGTCTAATTGGATGATCCAGAGTTCTGATAGGTGGCTACGACTAATTTATGAAAGAATGCATGAGCATCTTATGAAAAGGGACATCTTGCATGCCGATGAAACCACATTGCAGGTACTGAATGAAGCTGGAAGGCCAGCTGATTCGACCTCATACATGTGGTTGTACCGAACTGGGCGAGAAGGATCTCCTATTGTACTTTATGATTATCAAACAACTCGGGCAGGCAAGCATCCCAAAAAATTTCTCGAAGGTTTTAAAGGTTACTTGAATACAGATGGATATTCAGGCTATAATGACATGTCTGGAATTATCAACGTTGGCTGTTGGGCTCATGCTCGACGCGGGTTTACTGATGCTTTAAAAGCAATGCCACCTAAAAAGGATGATAAACCCACTGCCACCGAAGAAGGATTAGCATTTTGTAACAAGCTATTTGAAATAGAAAGAGGCTTGCATGATGTAACAGTAGAAGAAAGATATGAAGGCCGCCTAAATAAAAGTCGTCCAATATTAGAAAAATTCAAGGAATGGCTTAAATATCAGCGCCCGAGAGTTACTCCGAAAAGTGCATTGGGTAAGGCAATTCAATACTGTCTAAACCAGTGGGATAAACTGGGGTCATTTATGTTGGATGGAAGGCTAGAAATTGATAACAATCGTAGTGAAAGGTCGATTAAACCTTTTGTAATCGGCAGAAAAAACTGGATATTCTCAAATAGTTCGAAAGGAGCTACTTCTAGTGCTACAATTTATAGCGTTGTTGAAACTGCTAAAGAAAACGGGTTGAATCCATTTATATACTTGATGTATCTTTTAGAAAGACTGCCCAATATGGACATCAAGGATAAAGATGCCTTGGATAAGCTTATGCCATGGTCGGATAGTTTACCTTCTGCTTGTAGAGTTAAATAATAACAAAATTATATCCCTATCCTTATTTCAAGGTGGGGATTATTTTACGCTTACCTATATGGAGAGATAGAAAATGATTCTATCTCTTTTAATTTGAGAATTTAATTGGAGGTTATTATATGGGATTGATTAGTGAAACTGTGATGGTTAAGTGGTATGGTACAAATAAAAAATATTACATAAACAAAGGATATCCATTTACCAAAATGGGTGATGAATTTGAAGTTAACGTTGAAGATTTGAGTAATTCGTTTGGTGGTAGCTTTAATGTTAAATGTGATAATTGTAATAAGGAATTGCATATACCATGGATAAATTATAAAAAATGTGTAAAAGAAGATAAAAAATATTATTGTAAAGGTTGCGCAAGTAAATTATATGGTATTCCAAAAAGAATAAAAAAACAATTAAAAAATAGCAAGTCCTTTTATCAGTGGTGTATAGAAAATAATAGACAAGATGTATTGGATAGATGGAATTATAAATTAAATAATTGTAGTCCAATGAATGTGACGTATAGCTCTGGTAAAAAATATTGGCTTAATTGTCCTGTTGGAGTACATAATGCCGAAGAAAAGAAGATAGATAATTTTATAAAGAATATAGAAGGTTGTATTGAATGTAAAGCTTGTAATTCATTTGCTCAATGGGGAATTGATAATTTAGGAGAGGATTTTCTTGAAAAGTATTGGTCTGATAAAAATAAAATAAGTCCTTGGGATATTAGTTATTCAGTTGATAAAAAAGTTTATATTATATGTCAAAAAAAAGAATATCATAAAGATTATTATATAGGATGCAATAAATTTATACAAGGAGCAAGATGTCATTATTGTAACAGTAAAGGTAGTAAAATTCATTATTTGGATTCACTTGGACAATATATAGTAGATAATTTCGGGGAAAATTTTTTAAATAAAATTTGGTCAAACAAAAATAAAAAATCTGCTTTTGAGTATTTATTTAAGAGTACCCAAAAAGTATATTGGAAATGTCCAGATGAAAAACATGAAGACTATCTTAGAAGTATAAAAAATTCTAATAAATATAATTTTAGATGTTCAGAGTGTAATAATTATTCTAAAGGGGAAGAAAAAATTAGTCAATATTTTATAAATAATAATATAAATTACACACCTCAAAAAACTTTTGATGGATTAATTGGACTAGGTGGGGGTAATTTATCTTATGATTTTTATTTATTAAATTACAATCTTCTTGTAGAATATGACGGAGAATACCATTATATTCCAATTAGAAATTATAAAAATGAACCAATAGAATACGCAGAAGAAAGATTAAGAAAACAACAGGAACATGATAGGCTTAAAGACGAATATGCTAAGAACAATAATATAAAATTATTGAGAATTCTATACTGGGATTTCGACGATATTGAAGAGATTCTTGAAAGAGAATTAAATAAAGCGAGTTGATCATATGAAACAATTAAAAGTAGAAATTAAATGTATTAATTGTGGTGAAAATTTAAACATAACCATTGAAAATAATAAAATAATATCTATTGAATTAAATGATGTTTTACATACTTCTGAAGAAGAAGAAATTAAAAATATATTAGAAGGACGTGGAATAGAATTTGGATGAAAATGAGTATGTTTACTTTATTGCTAATGGCACAGAAATAAAAATTGGATATACAAAAAATAATATTAAAAAAAGATTAAAACAACTATCTACAGGTTCTTCTAAAAAATTGTATTTATTAGGTTATATTCATGGTGACAAAAATAAAGAAAAACAATTACACAATCAATTTAGAAGAATTAATTTAGAATGGTTTAATGCTACAGATGAATTATTGGGATTTATAAACACAAATAATAAAATGAATGTTTATATTGATTGGCTGAATGGTAGGCTAATGGTCTATAACAAAATGATAGCATAACTTTGAAAAGCGAAAGGGGGTGAAACATGATTGAAAGATATATTTAAAATACAAGGTAAAGTTGAAATAGCAGAAGAGGAATTTAACAACAATAAACCATATATTGAATTAATTACCCGTTTGTGCTATTTAGATTATCCGAATTTAAATGGAGTTGGATTATCTTCATCAGCCTCAGAAGATAGCTTTGCTTCAATTGTTGATATGCCTATTGTAGCAAAAATTAATAATTCCGAGGATGGATTTAAGGGGCATGAAGTTAAAATAGATAAAAATGGAAATATTAATTTTGGTACGTCTGCATACGGAACAAATGTTGAATGGTATATAAAAAATGATGAAGTAGATGTACCTAACGTTGGTATAAAAACAGTACCATGTTATTTTGCCAAAAGTAAAGTATGGAAAAGATATCCAAAAGTAATTTCTATTATTAAAAAATATATGGACGGAGATGGACTTTACAGTTCATGGGAATTACAAGGCGAAGAGTATAATGATAATAAAGATTACAAAGATTATATAAAATTCACTATGTTGGCTAATGCACTTATTGGCGTAGCTCCTGCATATGGTAAAAATTCTAAAACATTACAAGTAGCATCTGAAAATAATGAATTTGAAAGAGAGATTAGTATGGCATTATCAGAAGATGTTGCTATTTTATCTGAAGAAGAAAAAAAGAAAAAATATACCATAGATAATAGCAAAGAAAGTGCAAAAGATGGTTCTTGGTCTGATGTTGATTTGAGTGATATTAAAGAAAAAGTTCAAAATGCAAGTAATTCTGAATCCTTAGCTAGTGAACTAGGACTTATTTTAAAAGAAGATTGGGAAACAAATAAGTCTAATATAAAATATCCTCATCATGTATTTGATGACAACGATACTATGATTTTACATATTAGTGGGTGTCAAGCTGCGTGGTCAAGATTTCAAGGTGAAAATGAAACAGACCAACATGCAATTGATCATATAAAAAGTCATTATAAAGAACTTGAATTAAATATGGAAACATTTGAATCAAGTCGAGAAATTAAAAAAGGAGGAAATAAAAGAATGGGAAAAGTAAAAACTTCCGCAATAACTCTTTTTGATTTATATCAAAAGGCCAGTGATGTGTTGAATCCTAAAGGATGGAATAGTAATCCATATTATGTTCCATGGATGATATATCCAGAAGATCGTAAAATTTTATCTTACAATATCAGTAGGGAATCCGAGGATGAGTATATTGTATTTAATTATACAATTGAAAATGATGAAATGTCTATTGATGAGGGGACTGCTACATCTCTTAGTAAAATTTTATCAGAAAAATTTGAAAATATCGTTAGTAATGTCAATATTGAGGTTAAGTTAGATGAAACTGCAAAACTTTTAAGTCAAAAGGAAATTAAAATTTCTGAACTTGAAAAAGATAACGAAAAATTAACTAATGAAATTTCAGAAAAAACAGATGCACTTATCAAAGCAGGCGAGGAACTTGAAACTTTGAAAACAACTGTATCAGAATTAACACCTTTTAAAGAACAGGTGGAAGAAGCAGAGAAAGTTAAATTAGAGGCTGAAACTGCTCAGAAGCGTGAAAATTTGAAGAAGTTTGCGACTAAAGGTGGGTTTATATCTGAAGATGAATTAGAATCTAGCGAGGAAATTAAAAAGCTTATTGAAGATGTAGATGAAAAATCCATTAAAGCTATTATTGCTGAAAGAGTAATTCAGAAGTTAGATATAGATAAAGGAAATGAAGGTATTGAAATTTCATCTACAAATACTAATACTGATACAAAAACTGTCAAGTCTGATTTAAATAGCGAGGATGATGGATTACTTTCAGCGATGGATGTTATTAAAATGATGCTTAAAAATAAGTAGATGGGACTGGTTATATTGGAAAGAGATAATTTAAAATATTTCTATTGCTATAGCCCACCTTTATGTATGTTTTTAGAACAGAAAAATATAAAAAGCATTAATGAAAAAGATGGTACACATCCTATAACAAAGAAAAAATATAAAGTTTTTTTAAAGGATGAGATATTAGATAATGCTTTGAATGATTGGAAACAAGTAAAAGTGGACGCAATTGAATATATTAAAAATAAAAATATAATACAAAATTAAAATATTTAAGGAGGAATTTATACATGTTTAAGTCAATTATAAATGGTGTATCAACATCTGAGATCTATAAAATAGATGCAGTTGACATGAAAAGAGGCGCAGTTTTAACTAAGAATTATACTACAAAAATTGCTGCAAAAGCAAGTGGGGTGGGAAAGGAGATTTATTTTCTTGACTACAATAGCGTTCCTACAGGTCATCAGAGTGATATGGAGATATCTGGTTATGATACCACTATGGATACAGTAAAGGCTAGTACTTATGGAGTAGTAAAACATCTTGTTTCTGGTACATGGGCTACAGATCAGGTTGATGCAACAGGACTTGCAGCAGGGGATTATCTTATAGCAGGTACAACTACAAACGTTGGAAAATTAATTAAAGCTGTGGCTACAAACATTGTAACACTGAGATATGTTGGAATATACGATGACGCAGGGCATACGCTTTATGCGTTTGAAATTATTCCAGAACACACAGTAGCGTAATTAAAATATAAAAAGGAGGAAAATTAATAATTATGAAAACAAATTTATATACAAGTGAATTGGCATCAGCTATTCAAGAAAAAAATATAATCGAATTATCAGAAAGAGCTAAATTTAATAAACTTGACGAATCAGACAAAGAAGTCATTGAACTGCTTGACACATTCGCACATGAAATAGGTAACAGTGGTAAATCAAGTGAAAACACAACTCTTGTTTCTGAACTTATTAAAAAGACTGTTGAACCTATGGTTTTTCAGCCTGATAGTTCAATATTGTCCAATATGTTCAACATGGGTTCTATAGGGGAATTTGATGAAACATCTTATACTGGTCTTCCTAAGAATACTATAAAAGTATATGATGCAGTTAGGGGCGGCAACGTACCTAAGTCATATGTTGACCCAGGTTTGTTTACACCTACAAAATTTGCACTTCAGGCTGAAACCGAATTGGATTATTCCGATTTGCGTAGGAATGGTTGGAAATCAATCTCTAAAATGACTGAACTTACTAGAGAGTCCCTTGAGCAGGAAATGTTCTATAGGCTGTTTACTGGTGTTGACTCAGCATTAGATGCATTGACTGGGGATCAAGATATAGACACTGGTTCTGCTTTAACTTTGACTAATGCGGATACTTTTTCCAGATATATCCGTGATATGTCTGAAGGTAATCCTTTTATGGTTGGTCTTAGTAAATATGTTGATACCATGGCTCGTATGGACGGTGCTGAAAAATATTTATCTGATGAATTAAAGAATGAATTAAATAGGGTCGGTAGACTTGCTATGTATGATGGTGTATTACTTTCATCTATTCCTACAGCAAAGAAAACTGCTTCTGGTAAAACTTTAGTTCCTGATAAGAGAATTTTTGGTATTGCTGGACAGATTGGCGAAGCTCAGTTACGTGGTGAGTTAAGAATGTATGACACTTACGACAATGACGCAGAAAAAGTTAAACTGAAATTTACTGGTTTTGACTTCGAATATGTAATTTATTATCTTGATAAGATAGCTAGAATTACATTTGCATAGGATTAATAATCAATTTGTATTGAAATTTAAATTAATACAGCAATAATATAAGACAGAGTATAGATTCTTTATGATGAAATACTCTGTCTATAATATTATGAAAAAAATGAAAGGAAGAATTTAAATGGATTCGTTAAATGGGAAAATTAAAGTATTGAATTATGAATTATCTCCAGTTGGATTCCCTAGCACAGTAAATCCTAAAGGTATTTTCATCGAAGCAAGAGATGAAGATAATGAATATAAAATGGAACGAGTTTTGTGGGAAGATGTAGAGTTAGAAAATGGAAAATCTGATTTATTTAAAGTTGGAAGATTAAGATTTCATCCAGATGAAGAAGAAGAAATATACAAAAAATTAGGTATTGAAGACAAAGAAAATATAAAGACAGATAAAGAATTAATGTCAATTCTTACGAATGACAATATTGAAAACTTAAAGAAAATAAACGCAATAAAATCTATTACATTAATTACCAGAATGAAAAGCATATTATTTAAAATGGAACGAGTGAACAAAACTCCTCCTCATAATGTGATAGCTGTAGTAAGTGAAAGATGTGAAGAGTTAAAAAATGGTGGAAAGAAAAATGAAAATAGTGTAGTTGCGAGGATAATGGCAACGGATAAACAGCATAACGATGAAAGTAAATTACAGAATACTATAGATAGCCTTGCGAAGGAAGTTGAATTACTTAAAACTGACAAGGCGAATACTGAATCACAATCTCATGATGCATTACAAGATTTGTTAAAAATTGTGCAAGATTTGAAGGCAGAGAATGCTGAATTAAAAAAGGGTGTGTCTGCGGAATCTGAAAGTGAAGTTGTAAAAGATAATGATAAAGACGAAGTTAAAAAGGCTGGTAGACCAGCTACTAAAAAATAAAAAAAGGGGTTGGGTAAATTTTGAGTACTTCTTACCAAATATTAAGTGATAAATTCACCAAAAGACTTGTGAATGATAAAAATTTCATGAATTATAGTTCAGATTTATCCCAATCAGAAATTGAAACCTTAGTTGAAGATCATATTAAAGACTTAATTGATCAGTCTGTTGGAATGATTTATAAATATGGAACTCCTGATGTTAATTTCTATGATAAAGATGATACAGCAGAAACTTTTAATTTTGATTTTGTAAATCAAGAAGTTAGTCTTTTTATTGAAGTCATGTACTATTGCTATATGTCTGAAGATCGTAATAAATTACATATCCTTGGGCTTACTTTTCGCTCAAGTGAGCTAGCAGTATTCTCTCCAGCGGCAGATAGGGATAGTTATATTGCAATGCTTAAGGGTATTGAGATAAACGTTATTAATTCTATAAGTGATTACTTAGCAAGAGATAGGTTAACATGGCAGTATAAATCAATTTATACTAGCACTACTAGTTAGGGGGCGATTATAATAGATATAGATACTACTTATTTAAAAAATTATATTCGCTCTAATGTAAAATCTAGTGGTGATTTACAAAATTTATCAGATAGGTATAGTCAACAATATAATGAAGCTATCTCTAAGTTTGATGTGCTTATTAATTCAGACCGTGCCGACAAAATTTTTAAAGACGATATTTCTTATAAATGCATTGTTGATTATGGAATACAAATAAAACAAAACAATTTAAAAAACCAATATACTAAAGAAATTTGGACTACACATAGTGATGGATTTAAAGTTGGAGATTTTGTAGAATTTGAAAATAAGGCTTCTAAAGAAAAAGTTCCTTATTTATTTATCAAAGGCGCTGAGAGTAAAGAGGGTTATGATGCTTTCTTTATGCAAAAGACTAATAATAATTTGAGTTTTGTTAAAAATCATATTTCATATACAGTGCCATGTGTAATTACAGCATCTGGTAATAGTATGGGTATGGATACAGATGAGATGAAGTATATATCTGAAATTGGTGACTTCATTATAGTTAGATGTGCGAACACTTCTGAATCGCAGAATATAGATGTAAATCAAATTTTTAAATTGGGAAAATGGAATTGGAGAGTAGAAAGTGTATCGGATATAATTGAGCCAAATTTATTGGTTATGAAAATGACTTGGGTTGCTGAGAGTGCTGATACGCACACGTATACGGTTGACATATTGAATGGAAGTGCAAGTATTCAAAATGGTAGTACTCTTCAGTTAAATGTAAATGTATTAGATAATGGAGAAATTATATCACCTACCCCAACAATTACTTACGTTTCATCAGATATAACAAAAGCAAGTGTTTCTACTTCGGGTATTGTAACTGCTGTTAGTGAAGGTAGTTGTACTATTACAGCAACATCTAATGGAGTTAGTAATAGTGTTTCAATTACGGTAACTAATGTTGTTTCTGATAATATAACATACACATTAACTTCAGTAAGCCAACCAGATTATGAAATAAAAACAGGAGTAACAAAAACTTACATTGCTAAGAAATTTAACAATGGAATAGAAGTTACTGGAATACAATTTAATTTTGAAGTTATTGCTACTAGTGTTCCAAGTTCAGCTTATACATTAAACATTATTGATACAAAAAGTTGTTCAATCAAATGTAATCAATATGTTTATAATATTGTACTTCGTGCTACTGAAAATACAACGAGTAATTTTGTTGACAAGACTATTAAACTTAGAAGTCCATTGTGATGAAAGGAGTGTATATATCATAGCTAATAAATTTGAGGATTTAAGTCTTAATAAAATAAAAATTATGGAAGCAATTTACAACAATGATAATATTATTAAAGCTTTATTATATCGAAAAGAAACTCCTAGCTTTCTTGATAGGGTTGTACCATCAGATTATGATCGTACATCACTCCTATATTCTCAGATATGGCCTTGGAAGTACATTCCTCAGATAACTGACGAAGCAAATATATATATAACTAGCAATTTTGTTTTCAAGCCTCATGATAATATGTATAAGATTTCAAACTTTTATCTATATGTTATTTGTCACAAAAGTTTGATGGGATGTGACCAGGGACTTGTAAATGACTTCATTTTATCAGAATTGGATAATATTTTTAACCAGTCACGCTTGGTGGGTATAGGACGAGTACAGTTTGAGGGGATGTATGAATTTTCTACAGACAATTCATCGACTTTTTTGGGCAGCTGCATCGAATATAAAACTTTTGAGTTCAATTAGGTGATTATATGAATGAAAATACAAATATAAAAGAATATATTGAAGAAGAATTATCTTTAAAATTACTTGCAGGAGATTCAATTAATATAGATGGGATTGGGAATATTTATCCTTTAAAATTAAAAGAAATTAAAGATATGGGTGAACAAATATATAATTATTTTTTATCTGTTTTAACTATTAAACCAGATGAGACTCCAAACAATATATCATTATTTGATTTTATATTGCAAAATTGTATATACGGTGATGAACAATATAGGTATTTAGTTTTACATGCATTGGCATGTTTTTTAAAAGATAAAATAACTTTACGTGAATTTGGTTTTATTGTAGGTGATTCTGAGGATAAATTTATTAATAAAGACAATTATAATGAAATATATAAAATTATCTTATTGCAAAATTGCCTAAAAAATCAAATAGATGAATATAATCCTGCCAATGAAAGAGCAAAAGAATTAATTGAAAGACTGAAAAAAAGCAAAGCAAATAAAACAATTCAAAAAAACAATGCAAATCTAGCAAGTGTAATTTCTGGAGTAGTCTGGAAGTCAAAAAACATTGATATTTTTAACGTGTGGGATTTAACGGTTTATCAATTATATGATGCTTTG